GATGAGATTGCATTTGCTTCTCCATGAAGCGACGGATGCCTTGTTGCGCGACTTGTTGGGCAGCCGGTTCACGACAAATTGTACGTGGACCCCGACTGTCTTTCGGAACGCAAAGAAATTCTGAGCATGATCCCGTACGGAAGAATTCCGTGTGGGTCCGAGCACCTATGTTGCCGATCTCAGCCACCATATGATCCATGTTCGAAAACATAAGATATTGGGGTGTCGAAAGAGCGTGATTTTTGACAGAGTCAAATTTACGCGCATACGGCATGTCAGCGACGGATCCAGGACCATGGCCTGCCTTCAGGTCATCCCAGTCAAAAGAACCGAATAGTTCTTTGGCAAGCAAGTTACAAGTGCCTAACAAGGGGTCCCACTCAAACATAGTTTGAAGGGAATTCTCGAGTTCGACGTACTTCTTGATTGCGGCACGCTCCTCACTAAGAGGGATCTGTCCACTTGGCTGCATCTTATAGAAGAAGTAGCACAATTGGCGAATTGATCGCACAGAAATGGCAGCCTGCTCACTGGGTTTCGTAGTAGTACTGAATACCTCACGGAACTCATTATTCAAAAAGGTTGGATAACCTTTGAAGTGAGAAATCCCATGAAATGAGGTATAAGTCCCCTCTTCCAAACAAGCCTCAAAATGCTTGCCTAGAGCGGGAAGGACCTTAGTAAGGAAGGCAGAGCCATCCTTAATAACCCTATTCCAGATATACTCGAAGTCGCGTTGGGGTAAACCCAGATCGACACAAATGGATCTTGTCAGAAACAATTGGCGAACTAAAGACACATCGAGTGTCTCTACGTTCTCCAAGACCCAACTGTCTAAAGTTTTTTCAGCCTTGCGCATGTATGTAACCCTACGTAAAAAGGACTACTCTACAAGCCGAGAGCGCTATCTTTCCTAAACTTCTCCGCGGCGTACCGCGTCGACGTTTGCAACAGTCATGAGTGTGTTCAAAGCACCCATGTGAGCATTAACCACTGTTGAAGTTAGAGACGTGTGATCAGGTAGTTCAACCACAGTGTACACGCGAATTGTCTTTTCGACATTTCCGCTAGCCACTTCTGGAGCGACATCCTGCAACCGTTCAAACTTCATCCGAATCTTATCACCGCTCTGAGTTGACGAAATAATCAACTGGTTGCGGTATTTGGGATCGGCGCCATCCCAGGTGTAAACACCAGGTTGGCTAGTGGGGCGGAAGGTGAGTGCACCAACCACCAAGTTAGGAGTTCCAAGAGACATAATTCATCAACAGGGAGGAAAAGGACACGACTGAAGAGTTGAACACAGGCTTCAACGGCGTTTGAAACCGTTAGCCACGGCGGCACTTATGAGGCCTTTCTTCACATTCCATTTCGGGAACAAAGTACCCGGATTTGGAGGTGATTTATAGCCTTCAATGGGCGGAATACCTGAACGCAAATAAAGCGTCCCGATAATCTTTCCACTCTGGGAAGAAGTCGGCAGACTATTCGTCCATCGAACTTGTTTCGGGTCGGGAAAATAAATCTCGTACTCGATCTTCCAAGTGTATGTGCCTTCGACTTTGACATCTATCTGTGTCCATGACTTGCGGTCAGCTGCTAGGGCGTCACCAATCGGGAACACCCAGTCTACTGCCCACGAGAACGGAACCACATTCCAAAGCGTTGCTAAATCAAAGTAGAACCCACTACGATCAAGGACCGAAGTGATGAAACCCAACGTATTGAACTCTGGAGCGTCATAAGAGGCGCGTCCAGTAGCAGTAAGTTGGCATTTCTTGAATACTAGTTTAGCGGTAGCCTGATCGTCAGGGGATGTTATTCCCACTGATTGGTTAGACGACCAAGGACACGGGATTGAAATGGGGTTTAGGTTGACTGCAGCCTTACGCCGAAAGAAGCGAGGTTTTAACTTCTTCTTCAAATCTGCGTAAGAATTCTCAAGATTCGATAAACGACTTGTTATTTCAAAGCCGTCCGATATCGTGGGAACGTAGCCAAAGTTCGCATTAACGTAAGTGCTCGAAATGTCATTAATGGCATCCTTTGCAAACTTACGGTGATTGCGACCTAACCTTTTTCCACCAGCCCTACTAGGACTAACTCTCTTAGCGACCATCTTGAAGGGATCCAATAAACTTGGAACTTCTCGAAGTTCGTAGAGGAAGTTAAGAATAGAGAAACTGGTGTCAATCGGATCCACTTGTTTAGCTACAGTATTCAACATCGCGTATTCTACGGGGTCAAGAACATGACTAATCATGTCATATAGACCTGATCCGTAGTTACTAGCGTCCACATTAATCGTTGTACGATTGCCGTTTGGCAGTTCCCACCGGACGAATCCGGGGGAAGCGACGATGGTTTTGTAGTGGTAACAAGCGTTCTGCTTTTTTCTGCCGTAGTCCCCTTCCAAAGATTCGACGTAGGCTTTATATTGCCATCCGGGCCCTGTAAAAGGAGCCGTGGAATAAGGTCGATCTTCGGTAACGGAACGAGAAGCAGATTTCACCATTTTAATCTAGCTCGAAGGAGCCATTCGTAATGGATGGGAAAACAATGGGTGTCAA